CGTCACGTCGGGATTGACTTCCAGATACGGCCAATTGGTCGTATTGGCGGTCTTCCACTGCATTTCGTAGCCTTCGAACTGGCCGCCATAGCCAATGAAGGGTGCCTTGGGAGCCAGCGCCAGCATCTCGGCTTCTTGGCTCGTCCAGTAGTTATACATGCGCTGGGCGTCCTTGGCGTTCCGCACAAGGCCGCTGATGTACATCTGGCCGTCAACTTCCCACTCGTTGCCGATGACGCGCACGACCGGAATCCACTTGCCGGCCCACTCGCGCTCTTGCAGCACGTCGAAGCCGTTGGTCTTCATCCACATGACCTTCTTGCGGTCAACTTCGCGGGTGCGGACAGGCTTGCCGAACATGGCCGTAAGCTGCTTGTCCTGCGGCGTGCCGCGGAACGCAGTCTGGTTGTCTGGGTAGAGGTGCAGCGTGGCTTTTTCGTATGTGTTGTAGAAATATTCCGCGATGCGGATCGTGTCTTCCTGAAGCCACGCCGAAATGCCCTGATCGCCGACGCCTTGGCTGTACAGCGTGCTGATCGGCGTAGCGTCAGGGAACATCCGTTCGTATTCGGTCTTCAGGATGTCTTCGGTGATGAAGCACCACTCAGCGTCGGCGCCGCACGGGTCTTGAATCGTCGGATCCATGTAGACGCTGAACGAGTTGCGGACGCGCGCGATGCGGATGTCTTGGTCGAACGTCTCGTCGTTGCAGTATTCTGTCAGCAGGCGGATATAGCCCTCGCCGTAGGTTACCTGGTTGTCGCAGGCGGTGTCGTAGGCCACGTCGGCGTCGGACATATACTCGATATGCCGCACCACGCCGTTGAAAATCTCAGCGACCTGCACGTCGGCGTTGTCGTCTGCGGGGATGACCTTGCCGCTGGGCCGGTTCTGGCGCTGCTCGTTCGTCACCTGACGGACGTGCTGCGGCAGCTTGTTGATGGTCAGGCACGGACGCGCGTTGATCGTCTGGCCCTGCACCGATCCGCGGGTCGCCAGCACGTCGGCGGGCCACTGCCACTGGTTGTCGGGCGACCCGGCCATGAACCGCAGATCGTCCAGTTCGTCCTCGCGGCTGTCCGAATACGCCGACTGCGCCATCTTCAAGCGGTGGCGCATGGTCGCCATCTTGTCTTCGTCGCGCGCAGGCACCTTCTCAGGGTTTGACCCCACGTTGGCGACCTGGCCCGCCTTCTGAATGCCCGTGGGGTCGGCCATGTGCTTACTTTGCCTTCTTTGCCGGCGTCTCACGCATCCGGGTGGTGACGCTGATCACGTCCTTGCCGCCGGCGGTCGGCATGGGCTTGCGCGCCAGCGGCATTGCGTCGATTTCGGCCTTCGGTTTGGGCATTTTCAAGCCCATAGGCGTCTTCATGGGGGTCATGCGGCGCATCATTTGCCCTTTTTAGCTGTTTTTGCGCTATTTTTGAAGTCTTTGGCTGACGGGGCGCCCTTGTCGCCCGCCTTACGCATCTTTTCGCCAGAACCAGCGGCAATCCGCTCCTTCTTGGCGTGAATTGCCGCATACAGACCTTTTTTCATGAGCATTTCCACCGTTTGAGGCTGGCTTTGGCGCGTTCGCCGTCCTTGGCCTTGGCTGCTACCGCGCCCATGCGGGCGCAAAATGACGCCTTACGGCCTGCGTCGGCCTTCGTCTTGGGGTTCGGCGCCGGCGGCTTCAGGTTCGACCCAGTTTCCCGGTTGTACTTCTCGCGGCCCTTAGCCGTCAGTCCCGCGCCCTTGGACGCGGGCAGTTTTTCCCCACGACCCACGGCCAACGAAACAGACTTCTTCTTGTCGGCCATTTCAAGAACCCATCCAAGAATTAGATACGCCGCCGGGAGAATATCCGCGGGGGCGATTCTTGTCAACGCGGCCTTCTCTGTGCGCCACCGGGAACGCGAACGTCACCGCGATGGCATCCGCGGCGTCGGGTGACGCCAGCCCCCGCGCCCGCATATCCTTCTTCGACTCAAGGAACAGCGTCCCCTTGCTGTCCGGTTTCGTCTTCGGCCCGATCAAGTCAGACTTCAGGAAGCGGTCAGGCGGCACGCTGGCCGTCTTGAGCCAGTCGCGCATGGCACCCCACATCTCAGCCCGCTTGTTGCCGTACATGAGTTGCTTCTGCGCCTTGTTGCCGAAGTTGACGCCGCGCACCTTGTACCGCTGTTCCTTCAGCCGATCCACCACGCCTGCACCCAGGCCGCCCTCGTCAATCACAGTCAGCGCCGGCTTGTACTCCTCGATGGCGTCGATGACGTGGCCGACCACTTCCATCGTGTCCGCCCCGCGCAGTCGCTTGATGGCGACCAGATCACGTCCCTGCCGCACCGCGATCACGGTGGCGTCCGATCCGAACCGCGCCGGATCGACGCCGATGGTGATGGGCGCGGACTCGTCCTTCTGTCTAGGCCGCTTCATGGCGTCGTCCACCAGATTGACCGGGATGAACTGGTCGTCACCTTCGCTGGGAAACTGACCGTAGACCTCGACGTTGGCCTGGTAGCTGTCGGCGCCATACTCATCGATGATGCGCTGGTACAGGTTCTTGTCGGTTCCTTCCACATCCCGCGCGTCGATGTTGCGCGTGCGCCAGAAGCTGCGCTTGCTGTTGAACGTCTCGTAGAAGTAGCCGGTGTTGCGCCGCGGGTTGGAGAACGCGACATGAAAGCGGTGCGGCGTGTTCTCCGTGAAGAAGCCGTCGCTGACCGACCAGATGCTGTCGGGGATACCGCTGGCCTCGTCGAAGATCAGCATCACGCCGTCCCAGTTGTGAACCCCGGCGTAGGCGTCGGGATTCTCCTCCGACCACAGCCGGCCCTCGACGGCCCAGTAGCGCGTGCCTTTCTTCAGGTCGCGTTCGACCAGTTCCGTGATCCACTTGGCCGGCATGATGCGTGTGGCGGCGATCTCGAACCAGTGGCTGTTCATGGCCATCGCCAGCCACTTGGTGATCTCGGCCCATGTGACGCTGCGTAGCTGCGCCTCGGAGTTAGCCGACACGATGGTCGTCGAGCCGATGCGCGTGGACAGCATCCAATGCACCAGCCAACTGACCAGCGCCGACTTGCCGATCCCGCGCCCTGACGCCACCGCCTTGCGGAAGGTGTCGTAGTCCACCTTGCCGCTGTTGTCCTTGATGTGGTCGCGGATGTCGGCCAGCACCGCGCGCTGCCATTTGCGCGGCCCTTGGAAGTGTTCCAGCGGCGTGCCGGGTTCACCCCACGGGTAGGTCAGCAGCACGAACGCAAGCGGGTCATCCTTGATGGCTGTTGACCACAGCCTCGCCATCAACTCCATTTCTTCCGCCGCTGAGTAGATTGGCTGCTGCACGGTTGTTATCCTCTATGCGGGGCAGTTCGGTGTACAGCCCCTCGATGACGCGGCTCTGCGCCTTTTCCAGCGCCGCGGTGATGCTGATCTGCTGGTCGATGTTCACGTCGATCTGCTGCTTGGCCACCCAGCCGTGCTGATGCTTCAGTATCTCCAGCGCCGCCTTGGCGTCGCCGTTGGCGGCGGCGTAATACATCGTCTTGGCTGCGGACAGTTCGCCATCAGCGCGGCCTTTCATCTCGGCGATCTCGACCAGCGCGTCGAACTCCGCCAGCCGCCGGTATTGGCTTGGCGTCAGCCCCGCGGCCAACGCCAGGCTGTCGCCTTTCAGGCCATAGCGCGCGGCTTCGTAAATCGCTTCCAGACGCGCCTCAGTGGCTTCTGGGCGTTCAGGCGCGAACGGCAGGGAGTAGAAGGTCATGGTGCCATAATAGATGACGCGGGGTGCGCGGGCAAGGCTGCGATAAACTGTGTTGCCAATATATAAAAAATAAAAAATTGTTTGCGGGTAGTGCCCGTGACAGTCACGCGCGCGCCGGCCCCCGCCCCCCCCCGCCCCCGCCCCCCCGCCCCCGCGCGCGGGCAGACGCGCACGCAGCCGCACGCGCACGCAGCCGCACGCGCGCACAGCCGCACGCACGCACAGCCGCACGCACGCACAGCCGCACGCACACGCACACGCGCGCACGCAACAGGCACGCGCGCACGATCACACGCACACGCGCATGCGTGTGGCCATTTGGCCAGCTTGGCACTCTTGGCGGCGCCAATCCAATCAGCTGGCGCGCCAGATTGGCGTGGCCATTGCTGTTGGGCGGTTTGGGCAATGCGTGATCGGGAGGCAGGATACGGCCAGCATCCGATTGCCCAAACGACCATTGGCGGTTTGGGCAATCGGCATGGGGGAGGCGCGACACGGGCATGGTCGCGTGACAATCGCGCCAAAGACGCGCGCCAGGGGCGATTTCTTGGCGGTTTTTGGGTCATATTGGCGGTTTTGGCATGACAATTTCAACTCGGGTCAGAACGGCGGGGTGCGCGGCTCCCCACGCGCCAGCGCAAACTGTATTAGCTATATAATACACCTATATATTTTTTTTATTTTTATAACATTAGGTATACCTAAATAGCCAAACATTCCATATCCCCTTGATATCGCCCGCGCATTCAGCCCTCGATCCTTGGCGCGTCCCCCGGTTTCCGCGCCAAAAACGCTACCTAACGCGACAATCGCATATTTTGGCAAAAAACATTTGACAGGCGCGCTGGGATTGATAGGAAAGAGGCCTCAACCACACGACACGAAAGGAAACGCAAATGACGACCACCTACAACATCCGGGCACTGTATCGCGCCGCCATTCGCGCCGATAATGATTGGCAAGCCGCCTTGGAACGCGCCGGCATTAGTCGCGGGTCAGAAGGCTCCGACAAAGGATATTTCGCGGAATTATTCGCGGCCAAGGTCGCGGCATACGATGCTTTCCGCACCGCCGCATTCCCGCACGCTAGCCGCTGATAGGGAGCCTAAGCCATGCCAAATCGCGTCATGCACCTAAAAAGCAATCCGGACGCACGCGGATTTATCGTGCGCGTTTTAGAGGAAGTGAGCCGGGATATGTTCGGCAATATCAAGTTTCAGACTATCGCTTCGGAATCCGCCAGCACGCGCAAATCGGCGGATAAGGTATATGATCGTTTGCGCGCAACATACGTCACGGGAGCCTAAGCCATGAAGCTCGCAATCGACCTGATCGTCATCGCCGGCTGTTTTGCCATCTGGTGGTTCATCGCGCGCATGCTGGCATTCGCCTGGCGCAATCGCTGATCCTATCCACAATCCACACGCAACTAAACGAAGGGAAACTATCATGAGCCAAGGCAACACAACCAACATGCTGCACTATCTCGTCACGGGAGACCGTCTCTGGAATGGCGTGATTGTGACGGCGCCGCTTGCCGCCGCTTACAATCGCCTGACAGACAAGATCGCCGCCTATGACCGTGCCGGGCGCAAGGCGCCGGAAAACATCCTGAATGGCCGTCACAATCTGCTGAATGGCCATTACAATTGGAACCACAAGTAATGTCGAAACGCGCGCTTGGCGCGCGTCACTGTCGGGCGGCTCCCGACAGTCTGATGAGACAAGCCAATACATGAAAGGACACTTCACTATGACGACCACCATCACTGTAAATGCCGATATGCTGCGCGCTGCGCTTTTGTGCGCGTCCACAGAGGATACACGTTACTATCTGAAAGGTGTGTTTGTTGATCCGGCTGGCAAGCTTGTCAGCACAGACGGCCACCGCATGTTCGTTGGCACCATCGATTTGGCCGCCAGCGAGCATAATCCCGCGCCAGGATCATTCACCGGCTGGATCATCTGCCGCGATGTGCTCAAGCGCGCGCTGGCTGGCCACAAGTTGCCTATGATCACGATCGCGCCGGATCGCACCGGAGACATTGCTTGCCAGCCGATTGATGGTTCGTTTCCCGAGTGGCGCCGTGTGGTGCCGTCCGAAATCAGCGGCAATGTGGCACAGTTTAATCCAGCCTATGTCGCCGACATGGGCAAAATTGGCCTGTTGCTGCAAGGCAAGCCAAAGCGCGGCTATTCAAGCGGCACCGGCTTAACGGCGCATATCCATCACAATGGCGAGAGCGCCGCCGGCGTTACCTTTCCCGGTGTTGATGATGCTTATGCCGTCCTAATGCCGATCAGGGGCGCCTATCATGATGACGCCGCCCAATGGGCCGCCATCACCGCCTGACAACCCGCCAGGGCAGCCACAGCGCCGCCCTGACACTACAGAGAGAGGAAACTATCATGACGAACGCAACAACCTACGCACTGTTTGACCGCGCTTTTGCCGGTATCAGCGCCTACGCTATATTGAAGGACGGCAAGCCCGTTGGCCGTGTCGTGATCAAACATGGCGCCGGCGTCACCGCGTATGTCCAAGCATGGCTGCAACCTATGGCCAGGGGGCAAGCGCGCGGCCATGGATACGACCGCGCCACGGCGGCGGTGCAAGCCGCTGCGGCCAAGCTATCACCCGATATGGAGTATCCGCGCGAAGGCCGCGACCCGTCCGAATTGGCCGCGATAAAGGCCGCGCTGACTGCCGGCAATGACGGTGCGCGCTGGCAGTCGCTGCTTGAAGACGCTGGCTATACGCTGGCGCTGGCTATTGGCTGACCGCCTGAGCCGCCATAGTGCCGCCTGCCAAGCGCGGGCGGCCATATGGCCACTCAGGGCCAGATAGGGGAGTAGACCATGACAGACACACCAGACACACCAGATACGCCAGACGCCGCCGCCTACGCCTACGCCGACGCCGCCGCCCGCGCCGCCGACGCCGCCGCCGCCTACGCCCGCGCCTACGCCGCCGCCTACAACGCCGCCCGCGCCGCCGACGCCGCCTATGTCGCCGCCGCCCGCGCCGCCGCCGACGCCGCCCGCGCCGCCGGTTATGGGCGGATTGCCGCGCTGATCGAAGCCGCAACAGGAGAGGATTGAACGATGACCGAGAAAACACCGATTGTTATTGGCCCGTCGCGCGGCGAAGCGGCATATGCCGCTTGGTGCGATGAATTTGGGCATAGGGAAGACCCCTGGCGCGAATTGACCGCAACCACGCAAGAGGCATGGGAGGAAATCGCGGAACGGGTAGCGACCGACACGCTGATTCTGCCGGTGGACGGTGTGGAAGTGACGGTACGCACGCGCAATCACACGCTGACCTTTGCGTGGTCTGGCGCGGCGGATCATCAAATGCACAGTATGATGATGACCGCGGTAAGCCGCGCCGCAACAGGAAAGGCTTGAACGATGATAACGTCAGATCGCAATTACCTACGCACGCTGCCCACCGCAGATTTGTTGGGTGCTGCCAAACATTCTAACAACGAACTAGCTATCGTGCTGGCCGAACGGCTGGTGAAGGCTCAGGACGAGATCGCCAGGCTATGGCGCGAGTTTGCTTCCGATGCCCCCGGCGCATAGCATGACAGGGCTTGTGATCGCGCTGGCGCTGCTGGCGCTGGCCCTACTGATAGAGGATGACAGATAATGACCGCCACATCACCGCGCCAAGAGCGCGAGATACTACAGGACGCCGCAGAAGCCCTGTCAGAGCTTGACCGGCTGCACAGCACCGCCCGCGCGCTGGACACGCGCATCGAGGCCCTGTGCGTCGAATTTGGGGAAACCAAACGGATGTGGGGCTATGCACCGCACCATCTGCGCCAGACGTGCGCCGCCCAGGGGCTGCTGCCATGACGCGCCGGGCTATCATTCACGACCGTCGATTCTGGTGGCTGTATGAGGACGGGACGCGCACGCGCATCTACGCCACCGAGCGGATCCGCCAGCAACTGTCCCAGGTCGCATCGACAGAGGCCCGCGAGAAGCCGAAAATCCGCACTAACCCGCCCAGGCCGCCCGGTACGCATCCGACGTTGCCGGCGGTCACCTACGACGGGACATTGACTCTCAAGGAACTGGGCCACATCCACGGCTGGGGGTCGCCGTCGCGATTTCGGGACGCGCTGAGAAAGCACCGCCCCGCCATCCTCGAAGCCGCCCGCGCCAGGAGAGAGAGGAAAGCCACATGCGAATGACCGTTGCGGCATAAAGTTTGACGTGCCATATAACCCACCAAATAAAGGAACCGACAGTGCAGCACAGTAAAATCGTCGGCGGATCAACCGCCAAACGCGTCATCGCTTGCCCTGGCAGCGTGGCGCTGGTGGACAAGATGCCGCCCAGCCCCAGCAGCAGCTACGCCGACACCGGCACGCTGCTGCACGACACGATTGCGGACGTGCTGGACAAGCACCAGCCGCCCTGCCGATAGACGTGCGGCACTTTCTGGAAAGGATTTGATATGACTGCGCTTGAGGTTTT